TATCAAGAGTGCGCCAAGTGGCAACATAGCTTCCCGCATAGTTACCAGTCTTGAGATATATTCCAGAAACACCTGTAGAATTGTTCTTGTACTTGGCCTTGTTCTTTCCATTGCTGTAGTCCGACGAGGGCTTAAGATTGCTGTACGTGTTGTTGCTACTATCTCCGTCAACATGGTCAAGAATTATATCAGACATATCACGCTCCGGATTATGAAGCTGGTAAACAATCCGATGAACTTTGATAGCTTCTTCAAACAGCTTCACAGCCCAGTATCCATCCTTGCGGAGATGCCCTGCAACATCTCCAGCACGAACAACCAACCTCTTGATTAGCCCGTTAGCGTACCTGTCACTTTTCCAACGAAGGGCACTCGGGCTGGTTTCATCGTACACGAAATGCTCGTCCAAATTTGTAGGCAGGGGTTTAGCAGGCGCCCTCATCAGAACTCCTGCGGATGGGCCATCATATACTCATCCTTGTCCCAAAGTACGTGTGCGTCGGCGTCATAGAATAACTCGCAAGCCAAGCCAGTCATGCCCGTAGCGCGCGACTTCAGCAGATGCACTTGCGTGGTGTTGCGTACCAAGAAGTCTTCGGCAGTTTTGTCACGTTGCAGAGCGATATTGATACCTGCCGAACGATACTGCGTACCCGAGCCAATGATACTCTCCTCAGTAAGAAACTTACCTTGACTTGCAGATTTCTCCCCACTTCCGCCCTTGCGGGTGTGCGCCACTTGTACAAGAATACAATTGTACTGCTTGACAAGCTTCTTCTCCCAAGCCATCCACAGGTCAATTTGCTCAATCGACATGCCGCTGAACACATCCGAGATAACGTCGATAACACAGACACGGACGCCACAAGACACAATAACCTCTTCAATCTTTTCCTGAAGCTTGCTGTAGTCGCCTCGATCATCCAGCAGATACAGACGCGGAGTACCATCAGGTTTGTTGAACAGATTGTACGCAGCTTCTTCAGCATCTTTACTGCCAACGAAATCGATCTTCTCTTGAGGATCAGAAATCATAGCAATTTTACGACCCATCTTGTAGCTCAGTAGGTTTTCACCGAATTCTGCTGCTTCCGCCTCTAGACTGGCAACTAGAACAGCTTGGTCACACTCTTCCATCCAGTAAGCGATACACTGATTAGTAAGGGACGATTTACCGCTGCCAGAACCAGCTAGAATGTTGACGATATAGCCCCAATTGATACCTCCAGCAAGCATCTTATTCAGTTTATTCAACATTGGTGGAAATGGCAACTTCTGCTGTTTGCTTCGCTCTACAATCTCGTCATAGATGGATGTGCTGCTGACGATACCAGATGGCGTGTACGGCTTGGCTTTCCAGAACTCATTGACGAATTGCTTTTCCTTGCCTTTAACAAGAAACTCGTTTGGGTCTTTCAGGCTCCACTCTGCAACGAATACCTTGTTACGAGGAAGAACTTTAAGAATCTTCTCCGTAGCCTTCTTGCCAGCATCATCGTTGTCCAACCCCACAACAATTTTATCGAAGCTGTTCAACCATTCATACTGCGCTTGAATCTGCTTGTCAGCGCCACTCTCTCCAATCGTAGGGGCAACAACAGCAAAAGCCTCGTAGTCACCATAACCACGACGCTCTTGATTCTCTCGTAACATTTGCTCAGCAGAAACCATATCGACTTCTCCGCCGACAATCAGAACAGTTTTACCGCCGTTTTTGTAGCGGAACTGCCCTGCAAGTTGGCACTCCTTCCCCGTGATGCCGATGGGTGCGCCAAAGTCTTTCGGGAATTTGCGAGTCTTGTATCCTACAAGCTCGTTATTAATCGTGGTTGGGACGTACTGCTTAATAGGTTCGCCAGTCTCTTTGTCATACTCATAGCGAATGCCGTAAGCCACGTTGGATTCATCTCTGATGCCGCGCCATCCTTTAGACTTAGTGGACGTGTATTTCTTGATTGCTTCGTTTTCTTCTGGAGTAATCCGTTCTTTTGTCACTACTTCACCCCCTTCACATTCTTCATCTTCCTCAACCCATCCCATCGCTTCACGATGTTCCCTGCTAGGAATTGTCCAAGAGCAGGCGAAGCAATAGGCACTCTCTGTACTGCCATACACATGAAGATTGTTACGGCTATTGTCACCACCTTCACGAATACAGCGAGGGCAACCCGTTTTATGGTCCCTCGTTAAGTCTATGCCGTACTTTTCAGCAATCTCAGACAATCAACCCTCCTTAAACTTCACCTCGTGCCCACTCATTGCCAACAAGTCATAAAGTTCTTGTGCAATCTCATGGAATGTTTGGGACTTGTAGAATTCCGAGGCTAGTCCAGCCCCACCTTTCCAATTGATGGCCCACACTTGTACACCATCACCGTGCACCTCAATTTCAAATTTATCTTGCATCAATCCCCCACTATCCATACCAAGCTATAGCACCACAAGTTTTACAAACCACCCATTCACAACGACTTACTAAAGGATTTCCGTCTTCATCTTCAGTGTGCCCTTGCTGTACCCAATATGAGTCTTGACACAACTCCTCTTTATTAGTTTGATAACCCATCAACCCTCCCACTCATCCACATCGACACCCGTACTCAAAAGCAAATCGTACATCTCTTGTGCAGTGCCTTCCTCATCACCGCCTGCATCGAAGTAGAATGCGCGAACAGACTCTTCTTTAATCAGGCACACAGTGATAACGCCATCTTCGATATGAATCTTATATTTGTTCATAAGCCATTAATCCTCGTAGAGTTCCCACAAATTGTCCATCAGCACAGCAGCTATTTCTGAGTCCATTGACTCTCATTCAGAGATAAGGCTGTCAAAAATCTTAGTCAACGAATACGTAATAAACGCATCAAGCGCAGCATCGTACAGAGCATCCGTAACAAAATCCTTGCGCTCAGGCTTCTTCATACCGATCCCCAACACTCAGCCACGAATCCTTCTCCACCATAACAACAAACATATCCTTGTGCGAGATGACGAACATGCCCTTGAGTTTGTCTAGTGCTGTAGCCTCTTGTTGACCCATGTAGAGATACTTTGGCATACGTCCTGTCTCACCCACGTACGAAAGCCACTGTTGCTCGATTTTATCGATGATATTCATTGAATCCTCTTCTGAAATTCCTCAGCAAACCCTCTAATCTCCGAGTAGAGCGCTGTAGCATCGAACACATCTGAACCGTCCTCAGCTTCGTAGAAATACTGGTCGCTGTTGAGCTTGAGTAGCAAGATTAAATCTTCAAAGACTTCTTTCATACAACCTCCTCTGGAAAGAATTGTTTGTAAGACCATTTGCGATAATCCCATAGCGCTAAATTGTACGTGCCATCAACGTCTATCGGGTATTTGTACCAATCCTCTGATTCATAAACTTCGTCGATTCTATGGCAGATATGATTATGCACAATTCCAAGCCTAACGATGGAGACAGAACCCCATACAAGCACCAATCCCGCTACTGCAAGTAAGATCAAAATCATACAACCTCCTCAATTTCACTAGAATGTAAGATCTGCCAAGTGCCCTCGTCATCTACATACCAAGCGTACTCGCCAGAGCCACAATAATAGGCCACTTTAACAATCGTACCAATCTTGTACAAATGGTCATCGTGCTCCACTACCACTTTGTAGGATTTCATGGTGCGGCAAACAAAGGCTGTTTCTTGCTAATTCGCGTATCCAACTGATTCATCGTCTCGTAGTACCAGATCGCACCATGAGCATCACGAGCAACGAAACGCCAAGAGTGAACTTCTACAACGTCCTGCGTGCCAACGTCTCGCACGACACTATTACGGCATTCGTTGTGGTCGTAACTGGAACAGCCCGTCAGGGTGACAGCCACTGCTGCAATTGTGATAAGCTTTTTCATGATTTCTCCTTAATTACCAAAACGTGCAGGAAGATCGCCAAAAATACCTTCGGCCTTACTGATCGCTTTTTCAAAGTCCTCCGGTGCAAATCTTTCAATGAACTCTGCCGGGTCGGAGTTCTCCCACAATTCAAGACTGGAAGGATACACCTCTAAAAACCACTTCTCATTGGGCGGATAGCAGAAGAGAACATCTTCCTCGTTATATGAATAATACAACAGCTTCCCTTTAATTTCCTGCATACAACCTCCTCAAATTAAACGAAAGAGAGCCTTTCGGCCCTCTATGTTCGCTAGAACATTACTTCTGCTTCTTCCGACGAGCCAGCTTGCTCACACCTACCAGACCAAACAGGCCGAAGCCCAAGCCTGCCATTGCCAACGAATCCGAATTGTCTTCATCTTTCTTGGCATACTGAGGAGCCGAGACAGGGACACCGCAGCAGCCCATTGCGCCAACGGACGGGGCAGAGACATCCGAAGCAACAGCCGTAGCAGACACAGGAACGCCACAGCAATCGCTCAGCGACGGAGCAGGGCGCCGACCATCTTTTGCATCCGATGCCAGTGTAGGGGCTTCGTAAGATGCCGAGACAGCGATTTGCGCGAATGCCGACGAGGCCAGCATGGACAGGAACAGAGCGGTGATAATTTTCTTCATGGTGTTACCTTTCTTAGTTGTTTTAGAAATGTGCCTTGTAGAGCACGAAAGAATTATGGCGGAGGTTGAGAGGCTTGTCAACACCTTATTTTGGTGCCTTGTAATTCTCGCCCGGAATACGTTTACGATTCATGATCCATCCGCAGAACTGTGCACTCCAAAGGCCACCTTCACGGTCGGCGTGGCTAACACCGGGCTCCCAAGTAGAAGCAATGCCTGCAATATTGACACCATTAAGGAAATGCGCATCTTTCATCGGCGTTGCCTGATGCTGCATAGCAGAAGCATGCTTCCTATCGTCACCAACAAGCTTGTCGTACACTCGCAAACATTGTTCAAGGCCGTAATCAACAGCACGGAACGAAACTGCGCCTGTTCGGGCCGAAGATACTTTAATTGCCTGCTCCAGTGATACAAAATGTTCAACACCTTCAGCATCTACAATATAGAAAAACTGTTGTCCATTTACCCGAGTTTCATCGACGTACGGTAGGTGCCATTCACCCGGTTGAAGCAGTTGCGGAACACTTTGCTCATGAGCCTTACGCATTGTACTAGCCAGATCGTGAAGAGTTGGATCGGCTGCAACATCGTCACGAAGCCAATAGTAGTTGTCCCACTCCGTAGCAGACACAACAGCCTTAATCATTTGAAATGCTTCAGTTAGGCGGTTGTAAACTTGTTTATGGTATCCCGCTTCATAATATGCTTTTGACCACTCAACAGCATCTTCTTTAGCTAATTCCCATGCTTCTTGCGGGGTGTACAAATAAGTTCCGGAGTGCCGAACAATCTTGATGAGGTTGCCAAACTCTTCGCCCTTATCCTGCATACCTTTGTTAGCCTCGCCAAATCGCACAGGCTTACCCGTAAGCTGCTCAATCATCTTATTGAACGGAATAGCTCGGCTACTATGTGCATTACGAGCAAGCATGCCGTGTGTGAGGAATTCGCACCATACAATGCGGGGCACTTCAATTTCCATCGTCGTAAGCCGATGTCCGGAAGGACTTACACTGTCCTTGAGGATTCGTGCAACACTTCCTTTACCTCTACATTCAATCATTCATGCCCCTTTACCAAATCTTCCACTTCATCCGCATACCAACGTTGCAGTTGAATCTGCACATAATCTCCCCGCTCCTTGACAGCACCACCACGTAACACCTCTGTCATAATCTTAATAGCGCCCTCAAGATTATCTTTGCGGAAAAATCCAATGTTGGTCCATTCATCGGACACAACATAATATTCTTCTTTATCTGCGTCTTGCAACACAGCAAGCTTTTTCTTTGCAAGCTCGATAACATTTGTAAGATCATAGCGGTCTAGGCCTGCTAGGCGTTCTTCGTGTGTCACCCCACCACCTCCGTCTCAACATCTTCATACGTGTCATTCCACACAACATTCATGACAGCGCCGTTTCGTTCATAATACCCCACCATACTAGCCTTGCAGACGTTGCCCAAACCTTCTACAAAATCTACGTCATACTCTGCAATTTGGCGTGCAGCAAACTTGAACAGTTCTTCCTGTTTCGCTTCCAGCGTATCACCATCAAGTTCCCACATGTAAGACTCAAACTCTTTGATGTTTTCTTGTGTAAGAATGTTGTCTTTCAGTTCGATTTCGTATTCTTTTTCGATGACGACTCGGATTGTCTTTTTCACTTCAACACCCCCTTAGCACTCTCAATATCCTCAAAACTCTCAAGATGCTTACTAATGATATCGACAGTTTGTTGTGCCGTCTCTTCGTCAATCGCTTTCAGCCCAATTTTGAATTCTGCCGTGAAGTCGTGCAGCACAGGCTTGTTAGCTTTCTTGTCTGCCATACGTGCTTCAAAGTTTTTCATTAGGTTGTCGTTCATCATACCTCCTGAAACTCATCATACAGTGCCATGTCTCTATCGCTAGGCTTCTTGTCTAGCACTCCCGTCACCTCAATCACAGAATCGGCAGGTGCATCCAGTGCATCCACAGCCATATCAACAATCTCGTCTTCGTGGTGTTCAGCTCCATGTTCAACCTCAACAAGAATATTCTTATAGATTGTTACTGCCACTTCTACATAAGATTTCATTATTTACCTCCTCTATGTGGCTTAACAACACCTGTCGCAAGCCCTTGTTCAAATTTAGTTACAAACTCGTCGCTGTACATCGCTTGGATGTCGTCGTACCTCTCGTAAACGAACTCGCGAAACCACCCGCCACTAATGCTGCTCCCGAGTTTCATGTGTGCAAGATCAAATGCTTTTTTAGGGTTGGGCCACTTATCAGGAAAAGGCACCAGCGCACGCTCAATGCATAAAACACAGATTTCTTCATACGCAGCATTAAGCTTGATTTGGTCAGAACATTCGTCCCACATCTTCTTACTCACCATAACTTCGCTATCCGCAGGTTTGAATTCCAGATACGCTGGACGACTGCCAATAGCAACTGCTTGATGGATAGTATCGTGGTCCCACGTATAGATGTCATCTTTAAAGAATCCATTTTTACTTTGGCTCAGTTTTGGCAGAATGTTATCGTAAGTTTCCTTCTCCCGCTGTTTTAAGAATTCTTCGTGCTCAGGACGAATCTTAGCACCAAGCTTTCGCATGAACTGAATGTCACGAAGAGTCTTCAACCAATGTGGAGAATCTTTTTTGTACCTGTGCGAAAGCTTTAACAAGTACAGCACGTCAAGGGACGGAATAATGACATCAATATAACTGGTAAGATTATCCTCCTGAGACTCAACAAACTTGACAAGTCGCTCTGCCATACTGTCAGGCCAAGCGATCTCCACTTCTACGATAGAGCCGTCTTTGCCACGCATATAGATAGACTTTCCCCCGTTGATTGGAAAGCATACGGTTGCATTGATTTGCTTACGCAATTCCATCGCTTCTTCGTAAGTACCCACGTAGTCTTGGTCAGAAATCTTACGTCCATCGGGCAGTTTTACATGCTGCTGCAACGCGCAGCTACCAATCAAAATCATGTCAAGCTTCCTTTACATTAGCAATAAGATGTGTTCCAATCTTGAACTTCAGATTCCATGCTTTCAAGCAAACCCCAAAGTTTGCTGATAGCAGGATTGTCGTACTCAATCAGCCCATTCTCGTTGTCGTCAAAGCGATTGCTGTAAGGAGTACCGTCAGGGTAATAATCGCTTTGACGGTCATAGTAAGGCAGGTCGAACGCAACACCAGCAACATCGCTAACAAAACTTGCTGCGGACAAAAGATCAAAAGCTTTACTTGCAAGGTCTTCAACCTTTTCTTTATCGTTTTCTTCCTCAAGCAGTTCATCTACAATTTTCTTCCCCTCTGCAATCTTCTCAGCAATGAACTTAGCAGCACCTTGACGAATACTGTTACGAGCCTGTTGCATCTCAGCTTGCAGAGCATCATGCTTAACCTTCATCTCGTTCAGATTTACACCATCAATAATGATTTCTTGCATTATTTTCTCCTTAAAAAAATTTAAATTGTTAGCAGCTTTGGGACGAAGCAGACCAGCCCTCATCGTAACCGGGCCAGTACGAACCACCATCACCGTAACCTGCTGGACCATTATAGTGAAAATACACGTTTGCTTTCTCTGCGATTTCTGCACATTCTTGGTACAGAACACTAATCTCAGCCAGTTTGTATGCAATGGCTTTTTGTGCTTCTTCTTTCGTCATCTTCTTCTCCTTAAAATTAGCTATAAATCACTGAAATAACACGACTTTCAACACCGGGAAACCCCTGCTCCCAAAGGTTTACTGCATCTGCCACGTTGTCAGAAAGCTCATTAGCCTGTTGAGTTTTGCCAACACGAAAGCCAACAAACCAATCATCGCCATTATAGCAATCAAGGCAATTTACATCGACCTCCAGATAGGGAAGAAGCTCATCAAAATCCCAACCTGCATTCAGTTGTTCAACATGACATTTTGCAAGCCCGTTATAATGCTCTAACAGAAATTCCTTTACCTCTTCTTCACTTGACAGCCGACGACCAATGCCAAGAAACGCACTGTGACTTACTGACATAACCCCTCCTACACACCAACACAATAAAATGAATGATCTGCAATCCGCCTGTCGAACTTACCCTTGCTTGCCCAACTAGGCGGTGCCCCTGAGTGAAAACTGTCAACACAACTCCTGACAACGCTTCGCATCTTACTCGCCTCTGCAAACTTGTGCAAGAACTTTTTAGGAATTTTTACAGCCTTAAGATTCATGCCACGCTTTACAGAGGAAAACTGATGTGACTCACGCACAACACTGCACACGCTCTTCTTACGTTTCTTGGCCCTGTGTCGGATAGTTTGAATCACGGCTGCGACCCCTCGTGTTGGCTGATTCCCTGCTTCCTTGTACGCTACAGCCTTGAGGCAGATGTCGTCAGCAGCTTTCGTATTTGCACCTGTTGCAAGCATGAGGGCCAGAAGCAGGGCATTGCTTGTGCTCAACTTTGCCCTTTCTTCTTCACGAAATCCATAGCAGCTTCCCAACCCCAAGCAAAATAGTCTGCCGCAATAAACTTCTGCACTCCCTCAAGATCATCGTCACCCATAAGCTTCGACACAACAGAATTTGCTTCTACGTCCTCTTCTGTGTCACCGTTGTAATTCATCATCGCTCCCTGTCATTTCCAAAGCCAAGTTTAAATAAGTTCACAAATCTTCTCCTCTACAAAAGTCACTACATCTTCATATAAATCCAAATAAGTGGCCTCTTTAGCAAAACCCTCTACGTTCTGCCGAACTGTGGGAAACATCTTTTTTATTGATTCTTCCACTTCTTGCACCACCGTTCCGCTTTCAATATCAAACGTTCGGCTGTCTACTATAGACATTCCTAACTTTTTAAGATTTCTTGCGTGGGTGCTGAGCCTTTTATTTAAATTCCCGGTAATACCGTATCCGGTAAACCCTTGGCTTTCAGAGCAAATTTTCAATATGTAGACGTATCCTGCCTTGTTTTTGTCAAAACCTCTCTGCGAGCAAGATGCACAAGTGTGCTTGTCTCTTACAAAAGTTACGACCTTCGTAGTGCTCCAAATATGTCCTGCTTCGCAACAAAGTGTAAGCTTTGAGTCTGCTGTTATAATATCGTCAGCGGATATTAATTTTACACGCTTCTTTTCGCAGGCCCTGTTAATAAGTGTTCGGTATTGCGCCTGACTCCAGAAAGGTCTGGAACTACATCCACAAGGGTACTTGCCATTGTTTAATGCTGACTTGAAACACTCGTAAATGGCATCTCCATGAAGCTCTGGATCATTTTTACATATAGTACAGTGGACGAAATAGTAAGGAAAGCAATCCCTATATCGCCTGTCACTTTTCCCTATAACTTCTAACTGCCCCTCCTCACCAAACCTTTGCCCTATGAACGGGTCTTGTTCAACTCTAACCATCTTACTCCATCGCCTCCAACTGGCGTTTGAGCTTACGGCGCTTTACAATCTTGCGAGCCTCAGCAATCTTGTCAACCATTTCCTGCACGCCTCGATCACGATAGTAAATCATCTGTTGTGTGATGCGCGCGGCTGGGCTTTGCTCTACGTAGTCTGCCAACTCTTCGACGGTACAATTCTTGTAGTCCATAACATCCTCTTATCGTTAAAGATGTTATCTTACCACAACATTGAGTTGATGTCAAGTTTGTGTCATCGGTCATCTACGTTGTAAGGCTTCTGCAAATTATGGGAAAGCTCGTCCTTGGCACGTTGATCTGGTGTGCGGGTATCTTCTACACGAGACATCTTGGCAAGATTATGCACAGTAACAATCAACCCTCTGCGTGTGTCCTCTGCAATAGCTACGTCACAGTATGAGAACCACCAATCTACCTTACAAGCCCTTACACTCACAACTTTACATTCGCCTCTATGTTCTTCACAAAGCCCGTCACACTCGTTGTTCCATGCCCGATCAAACAGATCGTTTTTAAGCTCGTCTACACTCATACCGTTTCCTCCACTGGCTGCTTAAGGTTGTTAAGAAACTTATCAAATGCTTCGTCGGGCGGAAGTTTCTTAAGGCGCACTTGACACCTCTGCGGAGCTACTTGGTGTCCATGATATTTAAAATCTACTAGATAAGCTTCTATCTCCCCTATCATTGTAAGCCTACTTTCAAGTGGTGCTGTGATTGTACATTCCACATCATTTAACTCCGGAATCCTTGTACAGTTCTGCAAAACAACCAAACTACCTACTGGATACCCTTTCATACATCCCCCTTATCAAAATGTTCGCTTATTGTAGGCTGCGACGAAGCGCATGTCAACAACATTTTTAAGAGTTTGATCTAACATTCTTACGCAGAATACTCTTGACACGAATGTTGTTCTGTGCCATCATACACCCGTTCACAACAATTTTAGGAGGGAATCATGCGAGTACGAGTAACCCGTGTCACAGATGACAACTGGTACAAAGTGGGGGAAGAATACGAAGTGGAGAGCAAGCCAGTGCACCGAGGCGGTTATGATTACTACCCACTTGTAG